ACTCTATAGAGATTGCTGGTCAGAAAATCATCATAAACAGTACCGTTGAAAACCACAAGGCTGTCAATAGGTTTGCTGAAATATTAGATGTACCAACGTACTATGATGGCCCAATAAAAAAGGGAGACACAATTATTGTTCATCACAATGTATTTCGCATATATTATGACACAAAGGGAAGGCCTAGGAAGTCTCCTAATCACTTTAAAGATGATATCTATATGATTGACCCTTTTCAGTTTTACATGTATCATAACGGCACGGAATGGATGAGTGTTGAAGAATGGTGCTTTGTTCGTCCTGTAGACAAAACAGATACTTATCTTTATGAAGAGGCTCTTGAAGAGAACACAGGTCAGATAGCCTACACAAATAACAGTCTGATATCGAGAGGTGTTAACAGAGGTGATTACATTAAATTTAGTGATAACAGCGAGTATGAGTTCACTGTAAACGAAGAAACTCTTTATCGTATGAATACAAGAGACATAGTGGCTTTGTTATGACAAATAAAGAATATAAAGAAAAGATAATAGAAGCTGGACATCAAGCTGTAATTCAGTTAATAAAAGTAGCTGAAGAAGAGATTATCAAGCCTGACCCTGAAGATGAGTTAGCTGCAGATAGATTAAAAAACGCTGCTGCTACAAAGAAGCTGGCTATTTTTGATGCTTTTGAGATACTCAATCGTATAGAAAACGAAAAGAATATGTTGGATAATCCCAACGAAGAATCTAAAACAATAACAGGAGGATTTGCCGAACGACGCTCAAAATAACCTGTATGAAGTTTTAAAAAATTACATACCTGATTCTGTAGTACAAAAACGGAATAAGGAAAAGTCATGGGTCTACGGTTACGACCTAAAGCATGATATAGTCGTTATATCAAAAGACGGTACTCTTGGAGAGGTTTTAAAGATAAACGGTGTTTACATAGGTTTACCAAAGGCAAAATCAAAAGCATATAAGCGTAGCTCTAAAAAAAGTGAGCAGTACTGGCATCACTTTGATTACCCAAAAGTCTTAAATAAAATACCAACTATATTCTCTTGGAACGAAATGTCTAAGGAGTTTAAAGAGAATTGGATTCCTTATATAGAAGAAGAGTTTGTTCGTAGAGAAGATGGTTTTTGGTTTTACAACAATGGATTAAAAACCTACATCACAGGTACGCATTATATGTACCTACAATGGACAAAAATTGATGTAGGCTCACCGGACTATCGCGAATCAAACAGAATTTTCTTTATTTATTGGGAAGCTTGTAAAGCTGATTCTCGTTGCTACGGTATGTGTTACCTAAAAAACCGTCGCTCTGGTTTTAGTTTTATGTCAAGTTCAGAAACCGTCAATCAAGCAACAATTACTTCTGATGCTCGTTTTGGTATTCTATCAAAATCAGGTAGTGATGCCAAGAAGATGTTTACGGATAAGGTTGTTCCTATATCTGTAAACTATCCTTTCTTTTTTAAACCCATACAAGACGGTATGGATAGACCAAAGTCTGAATTAGCATATCGTGTACCCGCTGCCAAGCTTACACGAAAAGGTATTGGAAGGATTGATGCTATGGCTGATTTACAAGGCCTAGATACTACGATTGACTGGAAGAACACGGGAGATAACTCATATGATGGTGAGAAACTTAAGCTACTTGTTCATGATGAGAGTGGAAAATGGGAAAAGCCTGACAACATTCTTAATAACTGGCGTGTCACAAAAACTTGTTTGAGATTAGGTAGTAAAGTTATTGGCAAGTGTATGATGGGTAGCACATCAAACTCACTTGAAAAAGGTGGCGGCAATTTTAAAAGTTTGTTCTATGATTCTAATCCAACTGAGAGGAATGCAAATGGTCAAACAAAAAGCGGTCTTTATTCTCTCTTTATACCTATGGAGTGGAATATGGAAGGTTTTATTGATAAATATGGGCAACCTGTTATCGAATCACCGAAAGAAGCCGTACTCGGTATTGACAATGAATTGATACATCAGAGTGTAGTTAATTACTGGGAAAACGAGGTACATTCGTTGAAGTCAGATAGTGACGCCTTGAATGAATACTATAGACAGTTTCCAAGAACTGAATCACATGCTTTTCGTGATGAGTCTAAAAACACTTTATTTAACCTTTCTAAAATATATGAGCAGATAGATTATAATGACAGCTTCGGTAATAACAATGGTCTTATACGAGGTGATTTTTATTGGGTAAATGGAGATAGAGAAGGTCAAGTTGGTTGGTCTCCAAATCCTAAAGGTAAATTTATTACCAGTTGGATTCCTAGTAAAGAAATGAGAAACAACGTTATAAAGAAGGGTAATAAGAAACATCCGGGTAATGAGCACATGGGTTCATTTGGATGTGACAGCTATGATATTTCAGGTGTAGTAAACGGTGGTGGTTCTAAAGGCGCTCTACACGGAATGACTAAGTTTCATATGGAAGAAGGCCCAACTAATGCTTTTTTCTTAGAATATATAAGCAGACCACCTACAGCAGAATTATTTTACGAGGATGTTTTAATGGCTATACACTTTTATAGTATGCCTATTCTTGTAGAAAATCAAAAACCGAGGTTGTTGTATTATTTAAAAGAGAGAGGATATAGACCTTTTAGTATAAGTAGGCCAGATAAGGATAAAAAGTTCTTGTCAAAATCAGAGAAAGAACTTGGTGGTATTCCTTCAAGTACCCCTGTCATATCCGCTCATGCAGAGGCTTTAGAGGCTTACATACAACAAAATGTTGGTGTTATAGATAACGCTGATTACGGAGAGGTTGGTGAGATTGCATACATGCCTTTTAACAGAACGTTATTGGATTGGGCAAATTATGATATAAATAACAGAACAAGATTCGATGCTACAGTAAGTTCTGGCTTCGCTATTATGGCGAACCAAAGCAGAGTCAAGGTTAACTCACAAAAAGATAGTAAAATATCACTTAACTTTGCGAAATACAGTAACAAAGGTTTTGTTAGTGAAATTATTAAGCGAGTATGATAAGTAAACCACGCTTCCAAAATGGCAGTGGATTCCCAAATCAGTTTGCGGATGACATCGAAAAAGAATCTATGGAGTATGGACTCCGTGTAGGTCAGGCTATTGAATCTGAGTGGTTCTCTAGAGAGTTCGACACGTCGTTGTATACTGAATTGCGCTCAGAGTATCTTACAAGAAGACTTTACGCGAGAGGAGACCAACCTGTTGAAAAATATAAAAATGAGTTATCCGTAAACGGTGACTTAAGTTATTTGAACCTCGATTGGACTCCCGTACCTATCATTCCAAAGTTTGTGGATATCGTTGTTAACGGTATATCAAACCGTATGTTTGACGTTAAGGTTACAGCAGTTGATGAGCTTTCTAACGATGAGCGTAAGGCATATCGTGATTCTATGGAAAGAGATATGCTTGCAAAGCCAATATTAGAACAATTACAAAAAGACACGGGTGTAAGTGCTTTTAATCACGACCCTAATAGTTTACCAGATACCATAGAAGAATTAGATTTATACATGAAGCTTGGTTACAAGCAAGGTGTTGAGGTGGCTCAAGAAACTGCTATAACATCTGTTTTAGAGTATAATGACTACGAGGAGATAAAAAGACGTTGTGACGAAGACCAAGTCGTATTAGGTATATCAGCTATGCGTCATAAATTTGATACGCATGATGGTGTGCGTATTGAATACGTAGACCCTGTTAATTTTGTATACTCTCCAACTGAAGACCCTCACTATAAAGATTGCTACTACTTCGGAGAAGTAAAGTCTGTTCATTTTACTGAGTTGAAAAAAATAAACCCTTCTTTAACTCAAGGAGAGCTTGATGAAATCAGCAAAATGGCTAGTCGTTTTGACGGTTATCGTAGTACTCAAAACCTAAGTTCACAAAGTGGATTAGATAAAAACACAGTTTCTCTTTTGTATTTCTGTTACAAAACAGATAAAGAGATTGTCTATAAGGTAAAAGAATCTGCTAATGGTGGTAAAAAAGCGCTAAGAAAAAACGGTAGCTTCAACCCGCCTAAGTCAGAACAAGCTAGATTTAAGAGAGTCTCTCGTAGAATAGACGTTTGGTATGAAGGCGTAATGGTTCTTGGAACTAACAAGCTTATAAAATGGGAGTTAATGAAGAATCAAGTAAGACCTGATTCAGCATTTCAAAAAACCATACCACCATACATTGTATCGGCAATGAAGCTATCTAAAGGTAGTATTGATTCTTTAGTTAAGAGAATGATTCCCTTTGCTGACCAGATACAATTAGTTCACTTAAAACTACAGCAAGTTGTTGCTAAGATGATACCTGATGGTGTTTTTATTGATGTTGATGGGCTTAATAGTGTAGATTTAGGTAATGGAGCGGCTTACAATCCTTCTGAAGCACTATCTATGTATTTCCAGACAGGTAGTGTAGTTGGGCGTAGTTATACTGAAGACGGAGATTTTAACAATGCTCGTGTACCAATTCAAGAATTAAATAGTAGTGGTTCTAATGCTAAGATATCGAGTCTGATAAGCATGTACAATTACAACTTGAATATGCTACGTGCAGCAACAGGACTTAATGAAGCTAGAGATGGCTCAGCACCAGACCAATACGCTTTAGTTGGTGTTCAAAAACTTGCGGCATTGAATAGTAATACTGCAACAAGACATATAATGCTTAATAGTGTTGCTCTCACAAAACGTATATCTGAAGCTATATCATACCGAATTAGTGATGTATTAAGATACGCTCCGTTTGCGGAAGACTTTGCTAAGATGATTGGCAAAAACAATGTCAAGATATTGGATGAGATAAAGACAATGCATCTTCATGACTTCGGTATTTTTATAGAAATGGAGCCTGATGAAGAAGAACGTCAGCTACTTGAGCAGAATATACAACAGTCAATATCCGCTAAGGTGATTGAGCTGGATGATGCTATTGATGTAAGAAGCATAAGAAACCTAACATTAGCTAACACCTTATTGAAGATTCGTAAGGTAAGAAAGCAAAAGATGGATGCTCAAAAACAAAAGCAAAACATCGAAATGCAGACTCAATCTAATATGCAGTCTACACAAGCAGCTTCTCAGTCTAGAATGCAAGAAGAGCAAATGAAGACGAAGGCTGAAGCTGAATTAGAACAAATGAAGGCTCAGATTAAGATTCAAGAAATGCAAGCTAAGGCTGAGATTGACAAAGAGATGCTTGAGCTTAAGTATATGTATGAGATGAAGCTTAAGGAGCTAGAGTCAAAAACAGTAAAAGAAAGAGAAGATAACAAAGAAGACCGTAAAGACTATAGAACGGAAAAACAAGCTACACAGCAAAGTGTACTTATTGACCAAAGAAAAAAAGATTCCGCACCTCGCGTTTTTGAAAGTAAAAAACCCGTTAAGCCTGTAGCCCCAAGGCCACAGACACCACAGCCTGTTGCTCCAGTAGCTAATATACCAGCTCCTGTACAGCCGCAAGCACCAATGCCAATGGGTCAACCTCAACCACCAAATCCTATGGGTCAACCTCAACCACCAAATCCTATGGATTTATTAGGTGGTATGGGTCAAAATCGCGAAGCGTAATTTTATATAAATTTGTATTAAATTAAATCTAATAAAGTATGGAAGAGTCAGAAAAACAACCAATTGAGGTTGATTTCAAGGTTAATATGTCAAATACTCAGGAAACTGAAGTTGAAAAAAAAGAAGACGTAGTCACCGAAGAAACCTCAGTTGAGGAGACAGTAGAGCAGAAAGAAGACACTGAAGTGGTTTCTGAAGAGAATAGGGTTGAGGATGAGTCTCATGATGAACCAAAGACCGAGTTATCTAGAGAAGAAGTATTTAACGACTTGTTAAAAGACAAGTATCAGATTAAAGCCGAGGAACTAGATGACTTAGTAAATAACAGACAAGTGCGCACTGAACTACCAGAAGAGGTAGAAAAGTACCTTGCTTATAAAAAAGAAACAAATCGCGGATTAGAAGACTTTATTAGTCTACAAAGCGATATTGATAGTTTAAATGAGGGTGAGTTGATGCGAGAGTATTATCGTCAAACTAAACAAGGTTTGGATGATAAAGACATCGAGCAGTTAATTGATTTAAATTTCGGCTATAATGAAGGGGCTGATGAAACGGTTATTAAAACCAAGAAGTTAGAACTAAAAGAGGAATTGTATAAGGCAAAGCAATTTCTGCAGGAACAGAAAGGTAAGTACAAGACGAAGCTTGAGTCAAGTCAATCGTCTTTACCCGAAGAGACTAAAGAAGCTGTGGAGTTCTTTCAATTATATAAAGAGAAACAAATAGAACAGGCAAAACGCTCAGAATCTGTGCGTCAAACGTTCGAGGAAAAAACAAGTCGATTGTTCAACGATGATTTCAAAGGTTTTGAATTCAATCTCGGTGATGAAAAAGTTGTTTTTAAACCAAAGGATGTCAGCGAAACGAGGTCAAAACAAAGTGATTTGAATAACTTCATCGCTAAGCACACAGATGAAAAAGGTGTTTTGTTGGATGCTAAAAAGTATCATACTGCTCTATCAATGGCTATGAACCCAGAAGCTTATGCTAAGTTTTTTTACGAACAAGGCAAGGCAAGTGCTATAGACAAGGTCGTGGCAGATGGGAAAAACATTGATATGAATGTACGTTCTAACGTTACCTCTGATAAAGGGGGGCCTAAGTTTAGAATTGTCGAAGATGGCAATTACAACTCAGGCCTGAAAATAAATAAACGTTAATGCTATAAAAAAATATTAAAATGGCAGGACAAAGTATTAATTTTGGAGGAACGGGAGTTGCTTCATCAATTGGCGGAGCAACATCGTTGACTCCAGCACCAGACCAGACATTGGCAAATGCAAACTATTTGTCAGAGTCTAATTACACTTTCGCTCAACAATACCTACCGGACTTATACGAGAAGGAGTTCGAGCGTTACGGTAACCGTTCTATCGCATCTTTCTTGCGTATGGTTAGCGCTGAATTACCTACTACTTCTGACTTAATCAAGTGGAGTGAGCAAGGTCGTTTACACGTTCGTGCAGCAGGTACAATTCATGCAACAGCGAACAATATTACTGTTACAGGACATGATTTCCGTGTAGGGCAAACTATAGTTGTTATCAACACAACCGCTGGTGCTCGTTTAGGAAAAGAACTTAAGTGTTACGTTAAGGAAGCTTCTGCAGCGAACACTATCGTAGTTGCTCCTTACGCACAGGCAAACTTGACTGCAAACGCTATGTTTGTTGCAGCTGACACTTGTGAGATTTTTGTATTCGGTTCTGAATTCAAGAAAGGAACTACGGGTATGGCTGGTTCTTACGAAGCAGGTTTCGAAAGCAAAGAAAACAACCCTATCATCATCAAAGACAAGTACGAAGTTTCTGGTTCTGAGATGGCACACGTAGGTTGGGTTGAAGTTACTACTGAGAATGGCGCAAGCGGTTACTTATGGTACTTGAAGTCTGAGCACGAAACTCGTCTACGTTTCGAAGACTACCTTGAAATGTCTATGATTGAAGGTGAGCCTGCAGTAGCTAGTTCAGGTGCTGATGCAGTAGGACTTATGGGTACGAAAGGTATGTTCTATGAAATCGAACAGAATGGTAACACTACTTCTGGTTTGATTGAAGAGCGTGATGACCTTGAAGCTTTCGCTAAAGTTCTTGACAAAGAAGGTGCTATTCAGGAAAACGTAATTTTCGTTAACCGTGCTACTGGATTTGACATTGACCGTGTATTGGCTGCTCAAAACAACAGTGGAGCTTCAACTAGTTCTTATGGTTTGTTTGACAACGACGAAGAGATGGCATTGAACTTAGGATTTACAGGTTTCCGTATCGGATACGACTTCTACAAGTCTGACTGGAAATACCTAAACGATGCAACTACTCGTGGTGGTAGCAATAGCCTTATTGATGGTGTTCTTGTACCAGCAGGTACAACAACTGTATACGACCAAGTAATGGGTCAGAACGCTAAGCGTCCTTTCTTACACGTTCGTTACCGTCAGTCTGCTATGGAAGACCGTAAGTACAAGTCTTGGGTTGTTGGTTCTGCAGGTGGTGCAGCAACGACAGACAAAGACAATATGGAAGTACACTTCCTCTCTGAGCGCGCATTATGTGTGATGGGAGCAAACAACTTTATGTTGTTGAAATAATATATATGCCCCTCGTTTTCGGACGGGGGGCTATATTTTTTAATCTAATTTAATTTTTAATAAAATGGCAAAACAAACCACAGGTATTGGTTATAATTCTATATTAACCGACCTCACTCAGAAAAAACGTATTTTTATATTAACAGGAGACCGTGCTCCTTTACGATACGTAATTCAATCAAAGCATTCATCTAGAAAACCATTAACGTATTTTGACGGTAAATTAAATCGTGCTTTACGTTACTCTACAAACCAAGTTAGTCCATTTACGGACGAGCAAGACGGTTTGGTTACTATGGAGCCTATAACCTTTCAAAACGGTGTACTGACCGTTGAAGACTGGAATGTTAATCTTCAGAAGTTTCTCATTATGCATCCTCAGTATGGTACTCTGTTTGTAGAGTTTGACCCAGAAAAAGAGGCTGTTGAGAGTTATGAGAAAATGAATGTTGAACTTGAGGCTCAAATCGCGATTCGCGAATTAAGTATTGAAGAACTAGAAGCTATTGCTAGAGTCGCTCTTAAGGGAACTGGAACGGATGTAACATCGATGACCTCTAGTGAGCTTAAAAGAGACATGTTAATATGGTCAAAAAACAACCCATCACAAGTCTTTGAGTTGCTAAACGACGAAAATATTAAGCTTAGAAATATAGCTGTAAGGTCTGTTGAAATGGGTATCCTACACATTAAAGACGACCAAAGAACAGTTACTTGGGCTGAAGATAAGCGTCAAAAAGTAATTACAGCTCCGTATGGTGAGAATGTATATAGCGCTTTAGCTGCTTACTTTAAAACAGATGAAGGCTTGGATGTTATGCAAAAAATTACGAACTTGCTATAGTCTGCATAAAGAGTCCACTACTCATGGGTTCAAGAGAGGTCGCAAAACGCGGCCTCTTTTTTTTTGTATTTTTGTTTAAAATATATCCCATGATAAATAGCGTCAGAAACACAGTGATGTTCTTATTGAACAAGGATAACAGAGGATATCTAGCGCCATCAGAGTATGATTACTTCGCAAAACAGGCACAATTAGAGATATTTGAAGGTTATTTTGCTGACTACTCACGTGCAGTTACCGCTCAAAACAACAGAAAGAAGTCATTGAGTTATGGTGATAGTGTTATGCACATTCAAAATAAAATAGACATCTTCTCAAAGAATGCTGTTCTTGAGTATACCGACGTTACTCCTGCTTCAGTTGGTGGTGAAGATGATTTCTTTTCATTACCGTCAGATTTTTACAAGCTAATTAATGTAACATACGGAGGTAAGGTTGTGCAAGAGGTCTCTAAACATAAGTTCGAAATGATTTTGGATAGTAATTTGACAGCTCCAAGTACTTCGTTCCCTGTGTATAAAAGAGAGGGTAATAAGTTTTTTGCACGACCACTTAGTATATATTATACAGGCACGACGCCTCAAGGAGCGGAAACTCCTTTAAAAATGAATTATATTAAGAAACCTGTAGACCCTCATTGGGGATACACTACAGTAGGAGGTGACCCGATTTACAATGCTGATAGTAGTACTGATTTTGAAATACCACCTTCTGATGAGACAGAGTTAGTTATTAAAATAGCTCAGTACGCTGGTTTGAATATCAGAGAAAAGGATGTTATAGAGGTAGCTGCTCAAATGGAAAATTTAGACTTTCAAAAAGAAAACTTATAATAGATGGCTAAGGTTGGTGTAGACATAACTCAATACGAGTATTACCAAAACAACGGTAATAGTCCTGAAAATGAGAACTGGGGTACGTATCAATACATGCTCTTAGAAGATATCGTGAACAATTTCATGATTTCTTATGTAGGTGACGATAAAGTCATTAACAAGATAGATAGAAACGAAGTAGTTTTTCATGCAAAAAGGGGTTTACAGGAAATTTATTACGATGCTCTCCGTGAAATACGAGGGTTTGAAGCAGAGATTCCAGAGACTTTAAAACTTCCTTTACCACACGATTTTGTGAGTATGGTAAAATTAGGATACGCTGGTCTTGATGGAGTAGTTCATCCGATTATGCAGAACTTTAACGCGTCATCACCAACGTCTTATCTTCAAGATAACACGCCACAGGCAAACATATTAATTGATAGCAGTAACAAAGCTATTACGGGTACTCCTGTAATTGAAACCAATTGGTTAGACCAAAAGAAAACAACAATAAGTCCACCCGATAAAGCTTCTTTGGGTAAGAGATTTGGTATAGATACCGCAAGTGCTAACTTCAACGGGTTTTATCATATCGATAAAAATCAAGGGTTTATTATGTTAAACTCTTCTTTAGAGGGTAAGCACTTGGTATTAGAGTATGTTTCTGATGGCTTGTATGATTTAGCTGACAGTGAGATTAAAGTTCATAAGCTGGCGGAAACATTTATGTATGATTACATAGCGTCTACTATTTTATCTTCTAAATTCAACGTACAGGAATACATCGTACGTAGAGCTAAGAAACAGTCCAGCGCATCGTTACGAAACTTAAAGATTAGATTAAACTCAATCAAACTAACTGAGCTTACGCAATTACTACGTGGACGTGATAAGTGGATAAAGTAATATGGAGTTAAAAAACACATTTCATTCTGGTAAAATGAATAAAGACCTCGATGAGCGTCTTGTACCAAATGGAGAGTATACTAATGCACTTAACGTAAGAGTTGCAAACTCTGTTGATGGTGATATTGGTGCTGCTGAAAACGAAAAAGGGAATACTAAACTTACGGGTATACCTTCAGGAGATGGACTCCAATGTATTGGTGCTGTATCAGATGAAAAAAACGAAAAGATATATTGGTTTGTTGTAGACACTAATGGCAAGTCTGCTATTTATGAATATGACAATAAGAACGATATAACCACAACAGTGCTCAAAGATGAGCGTACAGGTTCGTCTCAGGTGTTAAACTTTGATGCCGACTACAAGATTACGGGGGCTAACGTGATATACAATAAGTTTGACGAAAAGTCGCTATTGTTATTCACTGACAATCTGAACCCTCCAAGAATGGTTAATATCGAGAGAGCCAAAGAATACGGTGTTGATAATTTTGAGGAAGATGACATTAATCTTTACAAAAAACCTCCACGCACACCTCTCAAGGTCACTCCTTTTAATTTACCAACAGAGGAAGAAAACGGTGTCAAAGAACGCTTCTTTTCTTTTTCTTATAGATATAAGTATTTAGATGGTGAGTTTTCCGCATTATCTGCGTTTACTGCATATCAATTTTATCCGGGTTTATTTGAATTAGATTTTGCCACAATGGAGAACATTGGCATGGTTAATCAATTTAATGCCTACTCTATTCAGTATAATACGGGAGATAAGAGAGTAACAGATATTCAAATCTGTTTTAAAAGCCCATTGTCTGATGTTGTGTTTGTTGCGGATACTATAAACAAAAAAGAAAATAGTCTTCTTAACAACGCTACTAGAACATACCGATTCAGTAACAAGCAAGTCTACCAAGCTCTTCCAAACGATGAGTTAAACAGAATATACGACAACGTTCCATTAAAGGCGTTGGCTCAAGATATTATAGAAGACCGTGTTGTTTTCGGTAATTATGTAACCCAGTATGACGTCAAAGAAACCACAAGTAGTGATTCTACCATAGAGATGGATTACGAGGTTGAGATGGTTACTAAATCACGGGCTGGTGAAGAACAAACACACACCAAGGAAACTAATAATGAGGTTTTAGTACTGGATTTTACAGGTATAACTCTTGTAAAAGGACACGTCGTTACAATAAATATAGATTTAACTAGTGATATTGTTGTTGATACACCAAATTATCATGGTGGAGCAGCACAAAGTGTAAATTCTTTTCTTCTAGAGGATAACTATGCAGATGCTACAGCGCTTTCGAACTCATCAGAATTCTCTGAATTCTTAGATGTGATGACCGCTGCATTTAAAAACTCTGTTGTAACCACACCAAAATCAGGTTACACGCTTAATTCTTATGGCACTTTCGTAAAAAACAGTGCTACAGCTACATCTATAAAGATTAATGCGCCTGTACTAACACACACGGCTGATGATTTACCAGATATAACAGAAAAATTTGAGTGGGCTGCAAACACCGAATGGTACTATCGTACAGAATCAAATCAGTTATCATTAAAATCAAATAGGACATTCGATTACGGTATTGTCTACCTTGATAAGTATGGTCGCTATAGTACAGTATTACCTAATTCAGGTGACTCTGGCTCTGACAAAAGTAGTATTGCTGTTCCTGCGGGTTCTAGTCAAAACATAAATTTTGGTAGAATAACTGTCAAAAATAAAGCTCCGTACTGGGCTGATAGGTATAAGTTCTTTGTAAAAACCAATAGAGACCTTTATTACAATTTATACGCTACTGTTTTTTATCAAGAGGATAATTACAGATGGGTTCTTTTAAATGGTAATAACGGTCATAAAGTAGAAGAAGGTGATGTTTTGGTTGTTAAATCCGACCAAGACGGCCCGTTGTCTTCATTAGTAAAGTGTAAGGTACTTGAGGTAACAACGAAAGCTGGTGCTGACGTTCTCGATGATACTGAAGGATGGATAAAGGGTAATGAGAATGCAGGGGGACAAAATGTAATTGAGCAGGTTGGTAGGTTTATGAAGATAAGACCTATTGGTTTTAGAATGGATTACTCTTCTGATGCATTTTTAGTTTACGCTGATACCAAGCATTTAAGTAGAGGTGAAATTGTGTTTACATCTGCCGATGGATATGCAGACGTAACTTTAGGAGACTTTGGAAATCCAACGGTTTCAGGAGCTTCAACTCAAGGTATAATGCAGTTTTTTAGAAACAGTTCATGGAATCACGCTGATAGTAACCTATCGTTAAACGCAGGAAGTGTTGTGACATTGAACTTCTTCTCAGCTGATAGTGTCGATACTAATGGCGATGAGATGCATTCTTATAAAAGAACGTTTATAGTACAAAATAATTACACATACGATAGCGCAAATGCTATAAGCTCTTTTGAAAGATGGTTGGACGCTGAAACGCATTGGTATAAACCTTCTGGTCAATCATACTATCAAGACCCTGACCAAGAGTTTAAATTAAAATTTGAGGTAGGAACATCTAGTCCCAATGTTGGTCGTATTACTCTCAATGTAGAGACAACTGAGCTGACTAATTTTTATTTTGAAACAGGATACATTTCAGCAGCAATAACTGTCCAAAGACAAAGTGGAGTTGTTGTTTTTGAAACACAGCCGAAAGAGATAGATAGTGATATTTTTTACGAGACAGACCAAGTCTTTGACATCACAAATGGATTTCATCAATCTAACAATCAAAATCAAACCTCAAGTCAAGACGCTATAGTTGATTTGACTTTTGGAAACACATATTCCTTTGGTAACGGTGTAGAAAGTATATCTGTTAAGGATGAAAGATTCTCAAGTACCCTATCATTGGATTATCGACCAAATCTTATTTTAACCGAGGGTTACAAAGAGATTCACAACCAACATGCACTAATATATAGTGGTGCTTTTAATGAGAACAGTTCTTACAATTCACTAAACGAGTTTAACTCATCAAGAGGTAACGTGAAGTTTATGGATTTAAAGTACGGTTCAATACAAAAGATATCTGCTCGTGAGACAGATTTACTTGTTTTACAAGAAGACCAAGTAAGCAAAGTTCTTTTTGGTAAAAATATAATAAGCTCACCTAGCGGTAGTGGTTCACTTACGCAAATTGAGCAGGTGCTTGGGCAGGTAGTTCCTTATTCTGGTGAGTATGGGATTGCTAAAAACCCTGAGAGTTTTGCTGAGTATGGAGGCAATGTTTATTTTACAGATGCTATCAGAGGTTCTGTTTTACGATTAGGGGCTAATGGGATAACCCCAATATCAAGCCAAGGAATGAATGGATACTTTAGAGATAACCTCTCTAATTATGTCGATAAAATAAATTTAGGCGGTTTTGACCCTAAGTATAAGCAGTACGTACTAAGTATGAACTCATCGGATAAGCCGGTAGATACTATGTTATTAAAGTGTAGTTCTCAGCTTAGTCGTCGTGTTGCTGTTGGAACACCTTTTATCTACAATGTAGATGTAGGTACTCGTATAGGTACATTTCAGTTCAAGACTAACGTCACTTTAGGTGCTGGTACTCTAAAGGTGGTTTATAATGGAACGACAACAACTCATAATTTAACATTAGGGACAAACAACTTCAATCTCTCGCTAACAAATTCTAGCTTGGCTGCTGATTCTGAGGCTACTGTAACCATAACAGCTACACAGGCTCTTGATATTCAGTTAGAGCATGAGTGCCCACAGGTTGCTAACAGAGAAGTTAAAATCATAGTAATGAATGATATTAACGATGCTGGTAAATCTATCATAAACAGATTCAGCGTTGGTACTTCACCAAGCTATTACTCACAGACTGATGTGTTCGCTGCAGACGGTATAGCAAGAAATGAATCTATTGTAGGCCCAGAAGACAATATATTTATACCAGCTGATGCTGACAATGTGTTGTTGAGTAGCTATAGAATATTTAGAGAACACAATGCGTTCTTTAACTCGTGTTCTAGATTTGGTTATTTAGTTACTAGTGCTGTGAAAACACCTGCACAAGTGCAATCAGACTCTTCTACGACATTCTTATCTCAGACTAACACACCAACGAACTCTGTATTCCAAGAGACTACTGGTTCATTTACTTTTTCACCCAGCTCAATCGACGACATTTTGTATATTATATTTGATTATCAAGATGGCTCTTGTACCCCTACAGATGAAGCGGTTAGCGGTGTAGGAGGAGGTGATGATAATCCAACCCCATAATTATGGCTACAACAATAACATATTCTGAAGACGTTAAAGGGTGGACAAGTTTCCACTCTTATGAACCCGAATGGATGGTAGGTCTTGGTGCGGAGTTTTTTACCTTTAAAAACGGTAATCTATATAAACACGACACCAATGATGCTAGGATGAATTTTTACGGTTCTCAGTATCGTATGAAGATAACCTTTGTTTCAAATAAAGGGCCATCTGATGTAAAGGTGTTTAAAAACCTTAAGCTAGAAACAAACAGTAGTCAATGGGCGGCAGATTTATCTAGTGAAATGGAAAACGGTGAGATAGGTTCTATAGGCGCAACTAAGTTTGAGGATAAAGAAAATCTTATGTATGGTTACGTAAGAAGAAAACCTAATGACGAGTTGAATTATAATGAGCTATCTATTGTAGGTATTGGAAATTTAGTTTCTGTCAGTGGTAATGACTATACATTTAGTTATGATATCCCTAATCAAGTAAGCGCTAATAACGCTGATGGTGTTGCTGGTGATAAGCTTTATTTCTTAAATGCAGGTGTTGGTAGTTTAATCGGCACAATTGACAGTGTTTCAGGTGCTGTAATAACCACAGCTTCATCAACTGGAAATCCGCAAGTAGGGGACTTTATTTTCGTTGGGAAAAACCCTCAATCAGAGTCTTATGGGCTTCGCGGTTATTATGCCTCAATTGAGCTTGTTAACGCAACTAATAGTAAAGTAGAGCTATTTGCCTCCAATTCAGAGGTATTTAAGAGCTACATGTAAATTCGTATATTTGTAATTAATAAAAAGTGATAATATGGCAGTAATGACAGGACTTGGGTTGATGCTTGGTGCTTACGGAGCAATCGACACCTACATGCAAGGAACAGCCATGCGTAAAGACGCCCTAAAGGGTCTAGAAGAGTTTAGAGCACAAGATTTAACAAATGCATACGCTGCACTTAGTCCTTCATTAGAGGCTGAGAGAACAGCTTTAAATACGTTTTCGGAAAGTCAAGCGGGTCTTGTTGATGTTGCTGGAGGAATGGATGCTTCAGATGCATTAGCTATTCTAAGCACAGGTAACGAGCAAATTCAGAAAGGACGTTTAGACCAAATAAACAGAATGATTGATAAGCAATCTCAATTTGACATTCTGGAGGCACAAGATGACGTTGCTCTTCGTGATATGGAGGAAGCACGTGATATGTTTGAAATTCAATCATTACAAGCTCAGCTTTCTGCGGGTAACCAAATGCGCTCTGACGCTCTTATGGGCGGTGCAAAAATGATGGTTGGCGCTGGTAACGCCTATGAAGACCGAATGGCTGGTCTTGGCGTTGATAAAAAAGCGTATAAACAAGAGTTAAAAAGACGCGCACGTATGGCGCAATCTGGAATGGTTGTCAATGAGAATGGACAGGTAGGTGATGTTAATTTGAATTTAAATACTGAATCTAATTTAAATCTGAATAAACCAGGCATTAATTTGTTTAACCCAGATGGCTCGTTAAGATTTAATCTACTGGAAGGATAATTATGGCATTTAAAGGAGGATTTTTCATAAGACCTGTAGAGACTGATTTTGACGGTCTAGTAGGTCTTTATGCTTCAGGAAAGGCTAAGACTGAACAGTCTAGAAATCTAAGACGACAAGAGCGTTCGAAGCAACTTGCTGATTTAACAGAGAAAAGTGATTTTGTACATACTGGTATTGAAGATATAGATATCGGTCATTTACAAGCAGGTCAGTTAGCGGCTCAAGCATTGCAGGATGCTCAGATGGAAAACATGGGTGGTAAAATGAGCCTTGGTGCTGTAAGCGCAGAGTTTTCTAATCAAATGTCACAAGTGCAAGTTTTAGGAAAAAGACTTGAGCTTTTTAAAAATAACTATGACGAGACTGAGAAAAGAGTTGCCGACGGAGAGGCTTCTGTAGCTGAAAAGAATAGTCTCATTGCTGGTTGGTATCCACAAAAAGGAATACCCGGTATGATTAATCTACCAGACGGTACTCAAAGACCTGCAGAAAAGCAGTTTTATTTCTCTAATG